TCAATACTATCGAAGCCAGGTGCAGCGGGTGTAGTGACTTTTGAGTCTGGTAAGTAGTATTTACCACCACTATTCAAAAATACACCTCTAGTTCCACCAAATATCTTTAATTGGATCTCAGAACCATCTACATTCGAGTTTCCATAGATTTTGAACGCAGCAAACACCTCTTGCCCTGCATCGTGTGCTACATTGCTTGTATTATCTCTTGCACGACTACATCCAATGAATTGTGTGACTGTTTTGTCGGTATAACTGATTATTTCGTCTTCTACCCTAAATTTACCGTTTGTCTCTGGCCATCCTAACGTAGAATCGACTGTAACGACAGTATCGTTCAAATTAGCACCTAAATCTTGTGCTAGGACGGTTTTATACGGAGTTACGAAAGTTCCAAGTGAATTATTCGTATCTACGTCGATTTCGTAGATTGTTCCGTTTGGAGTAAAGACTTCTACGACTCCTTTTACGTAAATTCGTGCTGCAAGGACATTTGAGTCGTTTGCATCGGCATCTTGGTATAAAACTTGCCCTACAAGTTCAATTGGGTTCCCAGAAACAGGAACTGCACGAATAATTTCTCTAGAAGTGTAAAATGCGTCGCTAGGTTTGAATATTCGCTCTCTTGGGTAAGACACTTGAGACTCAACGCCAAAAAGTGCTCTCAATACGAACTGGAAAGACCTACCTGTTCCTTTTGACGCATAAAAGTCCTTTATTCGTTTTATTACGGTACTCTCTGTGACACCGTTCGCGAAATTTTTGGGAAATGTGTTTAAGAACTGCTCTTTGAACTTCCCAAGCATGTAAAGTGGGAAAATATTGTTCAAATTGACAACTTCAGTGCCTAGAGCGTGTTCTGCAGCGGTTGTAGACTCAAATTTGTAGTCTCCTTCGATTCCAACTGACTTTACAGCGTTAAATCCTCTTGCACAGTCTTGAAAAAGGGTAGATCCCTTCTTTTGGTAGTAAATTATCTCATCATCTATCAATAATAGTCCTTCATTCGGAAAATCACGTGTAGATTGCACGTCAATTGATGTAGAAGACGTTGTGACAGTCGAAATCAGCGTCGTAGTCGTAACTAGATCGCCATAATTGTCAATATTGTAATAATCTGACCAGTTTTGGATAATGTCAATGCAATATCCCTTTAATTCTTGCGATTTATAATATTCTCTAACAAAATCTATGAACGTAGGATACTGTTCCCTTATAAAAGAGGGAAATTGCCCGAAAATACTGGTTGATATTTTGGATCTGGACTCTGGACTAACTTCTGACGGTACAGGCGGTTGTGAAACCGTTGTAGTGGGCGTCGTCCACGATCCAACTCTCCATGAACTATTTGTCATATTAGATTAATAGCTAGATTCTGGAATTACACCTGTTCCAGAAAGATTTGAACCACTACTGATAGTATCTTCTACTACAGTAATCACCGAGTTATCTATACCCATAGTTATATACGTTTCTCGCAGAGAAACGAGGTCATTTGACTTGGGTGTTGCAGATATCTGTAATGTATTATTTACTACATTTGTAGATTGTATAATCAAGTCGTTAATTACAATTTCACCCATATCATAATCTACAGATCCCCATAATCCATCAACATAATCAAACTCACCAGTTCCTTTGACGTAATACAATCTCAATAGACCCGCACCATCGTCATTTAGGTAATAAGTGTTCACATCATCACCTACAATCTTGAATCCACTAGAGATTACAGAAGGAGCAACCGATGTTTGCTGATTAATTCTGTTACCGTAGCAAATTTTGTAGTTAACACGAGTGTTGAGATCAACAGTAATGTTTTTTCTCATTGCAATACGTGTAATATTAGACGTGATCGACCTTTCTGCGTCGTCAATTATGTTTTGCACCTTAGAATACTTGAACTTACCACCAAATTTGTTAAACTCGGCACTTGCATTCAGTGTAGTCAACGTTATAATCACCAAATTCTTAACTTCTGCAGGAGTTCTACGTGTTAAGTTAGGATTATAGTAAACAAAACTGACCAAATCCACATAAAGTATGGACGGATCAATGATTGTTGGTTGAATTGCTGCTACAGAATACTCTCTGAGCTTCTTTAGAACAGAATTTTTCTCGGATAATGATAATTTGTCAGCATTTTTTGGTTTGATTGCCAAAAATACCTTACCAAATTCGGGAGGTTCCGCTTCTTCACCACCATAACATGAGATAGAACTCACATTTGGATAGATTTGAGGTATAATTGCTTCGTAATCACGTGTCGAAACTGCTCTACCGAACGCAGAATAGAATTTTGGAGCAGAAAACTTGATTGATTCTGTAGATTCTGGTTCTGCACCGCCATCTGGGAACGAAACAGCACTAATTGTAATACCAGAAGTTATCGCATTTCCTAAATTATCTCGATAAGTTCCGATATTTTCAAAAACTTTAAGTCCGTTTGCTCCTGTTCCTGCTGAAGTTGTATATTTTACCGTTACAACATCACCGTTATCTAATGCTTTTCCGATAACACCATCACCAAATAGGATTTCTGGTATCTGATATTCAGATTCCTCTAAGAAAAATACCTTAGAAGTCGAATCTATCTTTGTAATATCTGTTGCTTGTAGATATTTTTCAGTAATTGTTCCAGATGTGACCTCTACAATCATGCTAGAAGTGTCAACTCTGTCGTTTGTAAGTATAAATCTCTGTCTCTGTGACTCATCTTTTACAAAAGTATCAGTCAGATAGAGTCCTTCGTATAAAACTGTGTTGTTAAACGTTGCAATTCCAGTCAAACTGTCTACAGATTGCGATGTATCAGTCGGAATTGAGAAAACAAAGTTGTTATTATCCAATCCTGTGAAGTTTAGAACCAATCCTGCACCGATTGTAACAGATTTTGGATAGGGAAATGCTGTTTGAACTGAAATATTGACCGTTGTTCTTGCTGAACGTGCTGATTTTGGTGTATAACCAATCATACGAGCAAGTTTTACAACGTTTTCTCGTAGAACGGCAGTTTCTAAGAACCCTTCGTTGACTGCAAGGTTCGCATTGACTGCTGTATAGTAAGTATTGTATGCTAATGCGTCAATAAGCACTGTCAAAGACGATCCTTCAAAGTCATAATCGCTAAATTGCGACTGTGACTTCATGTATTCTTTGATTTGTGCCTTGATTTCGTTAAATTCAAGGGCATTGACTTGATTGAATGCCATTATGGTTTAAAGATTACGTTAACATCATCAAACTTAGGACGTATTCCTAATATCAAGTAACTAACACTACAGTCGAGTTGGTTCCTATCTTCCTCAAAGTCTACGTCTACCGTGACAGCGGTGACTCTAGGTTCATATACCTCAACTGATTGGGATATTCTATTCTTAATTTCGAGTTCTAACGTAGGTGTAGAGTTCTCAAATAATAAACCAATTATATTACCACCGAAGAATGGATTAAATGGTTTCTCATAGAAATTGTAAAGAACGATATTCTTCACAGACTCCTTGATTGCAGCCTCATTCTTAAGTGACAGAACATCGTTAGTCACTGCATTCTTTTCAAATGTTAAAGAGAAATCCCTAAAGGACTTCGATATCAAAGACATCTATAAGGTAACAATTCTTTATCAATTGTTATTTATACTCGTTTCTCGAAAGGTTTACGTTTCTTACCTTGTCTGTCACTACGAGGATCAGTAATTAAGTATCTACAATACTCATTACCATGATCGTAGAAGTGATCTGACATGTCTACAGGAATGTTAGCATTCCTTTTACCGTCAACTATTCTATTTGCCTTGCCCACGATACCTCTTCTTTGCTTTGTTACGTGATGTAGCACTATACTTCGTGTGTTGACCACGACCTTGTGCTGTTTTCTTTGGTTTCGTCTCAATGGTGTTACCCATGTTCCATCTCATTGCCATAATTTAACCTCCTGCGAATACGTTTGGCGATCCTGCTGCGACTGATGTGCAACCACCCAGTCCATCTCCTACTCTACCACATCCTTTGCCATTTACTTTGACAGTAGAACTGCCACTTGATAT